CCAAGAACCCCACGCAGTTGTTCTACTTCTATGTGGTGATTCTTCTTCAAGGTCAACAACACCAAAGAATTTGTAACCAATCTGTTTCATTATTTGCCAAACTTCACTAACCATAAAAATTCTACCACCTTTAGCTTGACGGTTTATCTCATATGGAATGTTTATAGCAATACGTCCATCGTCTTTGAGTACTCTAAAAGCTTCACTCATCCACGAATATGTAAATTTTGAATATTCCTCCCAAATCATATCATCTTGGTGAACATCATAGTCAATACCAACACCATATGGTGGTGATGTAACAATTAAATCTACAGAACATTCTTCCATAGTTTTCATGACTTCAATACAGTCACCATTTATAACTTTTCCTAAATAATTTTCAATCATTTCAATTCACCTTTTAATTTCATTTCTTCTCTAATTTTTGTCGCCGAGATTTCACCAATTTCTTGAGGTGGTACTCGTTCAATAATATCATATCCAACCCCTCTACCAAATTCAATAGAACAAATATCCGGAATAATCATTACTTTAACTTTAGGTTCGTCTATGTAGAAGTGAGTAATGTTCTCTAATACTTGTTGAGCAGTGAATGGATTTTTTTCATCGGGTTGTATATCTCGAATACATATCAAAACATTTTTACCTTCATCCATTGCTTGTTTAAACAATTCTTGATGTCCTGTATGAAGTGGTTGCCATCTACCAACAAACATAGCGTACTGACCATCTTTTGATTTAAGTGATGATTGTACGTGTGTTATTTTATCCCATGAATTCATTTATACCTCCACTTTGTTAATTAACTCAACCAAACTTCCAATAGCATCAATATCTGTAGTATCAATATCAATGAAATTTTCAAGTGGTGGTTCATAATTTTTAACATGATTCATTTCTCTACCCCTCATATCTGTTGTATGTACGTAAATTTCTTTAACTTCGGTAGACTCTTTAAATTCTTCTCTTAACTCACGATATGGTGCAACCAAACTAACTATAACATCATAACCATTATGATTCATAAACTTGGCAATATCTTGAGCTCTTCTAATATTTTGCTCCCTACCTTTTTTTGTATAATTTTTATTATCAAAAATATTCCTTAAATCATCACCATCTATGTGTATGATTTTTTTGTGAGAATAATTTGTATTTAAATACTCTTTAAACATCTTGGCCAAGACAGTTTTACCATGTCCTGGTTGTCCAGTAAACCAATATATCATTTTTCTAATTGTTCTATTTTTCTATTCAAATACCACAAAGCTTTCTTCAAATCTTGTAGTTCTTTATCACTATCTTTTTTACCCGCTCTTGAAATATACTTAACTGTATTACCTAAGTGAAAATCTAAGTCCCAAGCTTCAATAACTTTAATCGCCTCATATACATCATCCTCACCACCATAATGTTGAGGATGATTCACCATTTCATTACTCATAGTTGTTCTGTGTTTGTTCAAAAACCCTGTTTATTGGAGAGTTCTTAGTATCAACCTCCGCGAACATATTATGACTTATTTCATCAAGAGTCAATGCAAAGTCTAATGTTTCAGCAATCACCCTCACAATTTTATAAGGGTCACCATTTGATGCCGGTCTACGGTCTTCAACATAACCTTTCCATTCTTTTGAAGTAGATAGTGGTACCCTAATTGATGCTCCTCTATCTGCAATACCCCAACTAAACTTGTCAATAGATTGTGTCTCGTGTTTTCCTGTCAGACGAAGATTGTTATCTGAACCATAGTTTTGAATATGAAGTTCATGACGAGTGTTAAACGCTCTAAAGATATTCTTAAAGTAATTCTCACCACCTTCATTTCTCATTCTATCGTTTGAGAAGTTACAGTGTAGTCCTGAACCGTTCCAATCACCCATGACAGGTTTTGGGTGGAATTCAATTTTGAATCCGTAGTCTTCAGACATCTGTTGTAGAATATAACGAGACATCCACAAATCATCACCAGCCTTCTCTTTTCCTTTTGAGAACACTTGGTATTCCCACTGACCCAAAAGAACCTCAGCATTGGTACCTGTAACTTCAATACCCGCCATCAGACAGTATTCCACGTGTTTATCAACAAACTCACGACTATGAACCTGACCGTTACCCACACCACAATAATACTTTCCTTGTGGTTCAGGATATCCATTCTCAGGGAAACCCAAAGGTCTTCCATCTTTCATAATGGTATATTCTTGTTCAAAACCAAACCATAGGTCTTCTTGTTCCATACCAACATCTGCTCGGGTATTAGATACGTGTGGTGTACCATCAGGGTTCAAAACTTCACACATAACAAAGTAAGATTTCAAATATCCTTTATTGAGATAGTTTTCATAAACCCTAACAGGTTTGAGTAAACAGTCTGAGAAGTGACCCTCAGCTTGTTTGGTTGATGAACCATCAAATGACCACATCTGACAATCATCCAAACCGAAACGGTGGTTCTCATCAATATCAATCACCTTTACCTTACTACGAAGATTATGCTCTGGTGTGTAACCATCAAGCCACACATATTCAAGTTTAACTTTAGTTTTCATTGTTTTTAATTTTTTACAACGTAATATCCTGATGCTAATGGTGATTCTATAATTAAATCATCATCAACTAATTTATTTAAAATTGATTCACATTCCTCAATTTCGTTTTTAAGAATGTACTTACAAATATAACTTTTATGTATAGGTTGTCTCAGTTTTGAAACAAGAAGTTTTTCAATCGACTTATCCATGTCTTTTTATTATTACTTTTATTATTCCAAAGTTTTTTTCTAACTTCGTAACCTAATTGGTTATCGTTTGGTTGATTTAGAATTTCCTCTTCGCTTAGACATATCTTTTTCTTGTCCATCTTGAGATTGTTTTTCAGATTTATTGGAAACAGTGGTTTCCTCTTTTATAGATTTTTTATTTGATTTCCATTCAGATTTTGGACAGTAAATCCAATTTAAATAAGATACCGAAGGTAATGTAAGGTTATTTGCGGTTTTATTATCAACTCGCTTAATTTCTCCTGTTTTAGTATTCTTGAGTGTTTTCATGTTTGAAATATAAATTATTTAAAAGTTAGTTTCAAGTGCAATATGACCTTTGGTTAAAAACTCTTTAACCTGTTTATCAGTCAAATTTTCTTTATAAAATTTATGATACGCTAAATTTGATTCTTTGTCTTGAAAAATTAGTAAATCAGTATTGAAGTATTTCTTCAAGGGAAATCCGCCATCGATTGATGCGATTATTGATTGTTTGGATATGTACCTTCGATTAAAACCCATTGACCGTCTGTATTAAGCCTGACTGTACAAATATAAGACATTTTCCATTCTTGTGGAGTAATCATTGATAAAAATTTTTGACCATTTTTTCTTTCATATAAAAAATAGGTATCTCCCATAATAGGTTCGAATCTTATTTCAGAATTATAAACAAGCTCATTTAATTTATACGAATTAACCAAATTATTCATTTGAGTCATCAATTCATCAAATTTTTGTTCTACAAAGTGGTTGTACTTGGTTGTTGAATTTTGTAAAAAAACCGAAACATCTTCTTTAGTGATGTTTGGTGCACCAACGTTACTACCGTATGGAAGTAAGTTAAATTTAATCTCAACTTTATCTTTATGTGAAGGCGTACTCATTGTGTTTGAGTAAAATAAGTGTGAATCTTCCTTTTAAATAAAGGTAGTAAAGTAGTTTCTAATGGTAAATTTTGGCTTGAGAATACTTCAAATATCGGTACTTCCGTATTTTTAATGTTTGAAAAATCATTTACAACTTCAGTAAATTTTTTATCTCTACCAACATATATCTCCTGAAATTTAACTTTCGTATCATGTGGTGTTTTTGGATTTTTTTCAAACTCACATTCCCAAACATGAACTTTTTCAGCAAATAAATCTTGATAAACAACAAAAGACTTTCTTGATGGCATATTTTTTTTGTTTTTTCTGAGTTTAATAGATGTTGACTCATATGTAAGTTGCCATATACCCTTACATAACGCAAAATATTGTA